CCGCAGGAATTTCCAATAAATTAGGAACGTTTGCGTCGGTTATAAAACTTTGAATATATCCGTTAGCTGCAATAGTAAAATCAGTTCCCGCCCCTAAAATCGGAGTTCTGTCCATCTCTTTAAATGCTACGCCACCAAATGTGCCTTGTGAAACTGAGCCGTTTAAGTAAAAAGACAAAGACGCTCCGCCACCTGTTGAAGTTGGAAAGTTTGCAAGTGAGCCATCGCCTCGCACATATTGAGATACAACGCCCGCGCCTGTAACTTCCAAAGTGCCTGCGCTTGTGATTGGACTATTTGCCACGCTAAACGCTGAGGGCATTGTCAAACCTACCGAAGTAACCGCAGCGGGAACATCAGCAGCCGTGATAAAAGGATTAACTCCGTCTTCTCCGTCGTTAGTTAGGTCGCTTGTTTTTGTAACTGCCGCAGGAATAGTCGGCTTGTTTAAAATTTGATTATTGCCGCTGGTTGCGTTCCAATCCGAAGGTTGAGCGACAAGTGGATTGCCCGCACCTAAATTTGTCCAATAAAGTGGGGCCGTTGGAAGTATCGAGTCATTATTTGCAATACATCGGTAAACATTTCCAAGATACCAAACCACATCGCCAACCACATAAGCGTTATTGGTTGCGGTTAAGTGATCCGTTGTAAATGGCAAAGCAACAAGTAAACTCGCTGGCACATCTGCAGCCGTTATAAATGGATTAATACCATCCTCGCCGTCGTTTGTTAAATCGCTTGTTGCAGTCGGTATAGTCGGCTTGTTTAAAATTTCAGCCACTCCGCTAATTGCGTTCCAATCGCTATTGACTTGAGCCGTTACATCGGAAGCCGTTATAAACGGATTGATGCCGTCCTCGCCGTCGTTTGTTAAATCGCTCGTTAAAGTTGGAATGCTCGGTTTGTTTTTTATGTAGTCGGGAGCTTGGTCGTCCGCTTGATTCCAATCGCTTTGCACTTGCTCGCCAATAATTCGGTTGATATTTACAACGTAATTATTTGGGTTGGCTATAATTTGAACTTCGTCAACCGCAGCTTGCACGTTAATGTCGATTGTCTCAACTATAACGGCTGCATTTACGACGATGTCGTTGATTGTGTCTTGTACTATTATATTTACATTGTCAGCCATGCTTATCGTGTAATATCATCGGTTACTGTAAAGAGTCCACTTATCCAAGTATCAACCTCGCCACTCGCTTGAGTGATTTGTATATCGTATCGATACGAGCAGGCTTGTATATCAATGATTTGCTCGTCAATACAAAACTCGCCGTTAACCGCGTCAAAAATAGTGATTGGCACCTCAAGGGCAACCACTCCACCTGGCTCTTTTCTGAGCTGCATTCTAACATCGCCACCAGTAAGATTGAGAGGTGCCTCGTTAACGTTTATTTGAAAGTCCGTTTGTTTGAACGTGTCCCCTCTTTTGGTCGTAAAATTTAATGTCGATGCCATTTTTTAAAAATAGTTTTAATTTTTTGATATTTTCCTCAGTTCGTTTGTCTACTTTTCGCATATTTAGTATGGTCTATCTAGCCACCATTTGCCGCACACTAAACGCGAGCGCAAAGGGTTGACGATGTTATTAGAATCACTCACATACTCGGGCAAATGGAATCTATTAAGCCAGCGCAACATTCGATCCTGATACATTTCGCTTTTTAATCGCATATTATTTACCAAATAGTCGACTTCGGTTTTATCAATCGCCACCGAGTTGTCAGGCTGCGACTTAAATATACCGTTGTTGTTTACTTTGTATGCCCCAATTAGGAGATATTCTACGGCGCTTGCAGCGATTAAAAAAGGCTTGATATAATCTTCGTACAAAGTCAAGTAATCGTCGATTAAATCGTCGTTATCGAAGTCCTCGCAAATCTTATTGTATAGCGTCTCCCCTAAAATTTCCTCAAGCCTTGTTCTTTGGGCATCGGCTATGCAGGGAATGTAAAGGTCGATGTCAATATTGCCCCCTAATAGGGTGTTTTTAGTGAGTTCGTTTTCTTTTAAAAGTATAATAGTTGCCATAAATTACATGTCGTGAGGCGCGATATACGCTTTCGGGTTATTTGTTGGTAGAATTTCTCCTGCTTTTCTCGCTTGCGCTGGTGTAATTGTCTCAGCAAGTGGGTTGTTTACATCCGCTCTTTTACGATAGGTCTCGCGAGTCCAATAATGTCTGCAAGTTCCGAAGGGGAATGCCTCACTTTGCAAGCCTCCGCCCTTCCATAAAAATATATCGTAAGGTTGATCGGGATTAGGGTGCATTCCAAAGCCAGGGTTTACGTTTCTTTGGCTCATCATTTCGATGTCCTCTTTACGATATAGCTTGTCTTTACTCATCATAGCTTTACAAAAATCTCGCTCAGGGTTTGCGTTTCCGCTATAACGATAACGACTTTTAAAAAGCGCGCCGTCTTGATAACTCGACGCATTTGGTCTTGCCGTTCCTGTCGATACCGAATCCAAAGCAACTCGCATCAATTGAGTACTAACACCATTTAAGCGATCAAGTTCAGCGTCAAGCTCGTCCTCCTTATCGTAGTCCACCGCTTCGGAACTTATAAGTTCCCATTCGCTCAAATCGATGTCCTCGCCTAAGTCGTCAAAGCCTTGGTTTGATAACTGCGTAACCGCTGCGGCTGGAGCTTCAACAATTACTTGCTCCTCACTTCTCAAACTCTCAAATTGTAAGTCCAAAGTAATTCCGTTAACGGCAAAAATTTCCATTAATCCGTCGAGGATTATCTCTTGCTTTGGTCTGATTACGTTTATCATTAACTCCTCAAATCCTACTCGTATTTCGTCAGCCGTAGAGCTAAATCCTTTTGAGGATGAAATTCCAACGAGCATTTGAGACGTCAATTTGTGAGCCGTGCAAATTTGCTGTCTTGATTCTTCGCTCAAATATGCATATTGTTGATGCGCATCGCTAACCTCCAAAGCGGAAATCGTAATTTCGCTATCTTTGTTATCGTTCCAATTTAAAAAGAATGCGCCCGCGTTTTGTGATCCTGTTAAGTGGTTACGGATTTGACGTGTATTCTCTTGGATTGTTTCAATTGACTCTTGCACTCCAGCGTTCATATTAATGATATGGCCAAAGCTCAATCCGTTTTGAATGTGATTGATTGAGTAATTGCTAATTTCCTCCTCCATACGCGCCCAACTAATTCCACTCACGTAACTTGGATTGGAATAGTAGAACTGCCCCACCTGGTAATCGCGAATGATGTAAATCTCGGAGCGTTCGCCCATGCCATCGCCAAAACCAAACGCGTCCATGCGTTCGGGCTTGTATTTGTTTACGTTTGAAAAGTCGTAGCTATAATAATATCCTGTTATATCGCCCTCCTCGTTTGCAACTTCGGGAGCAATACGCTGCTTTGCTACGTGAAAGCATCTTTGTATTTTGCCATTTACATATTTTACCTCCAGTGAAGCCTCGCCAAACATCTCGAAATCCTTGCAAATTTTACGCAAATCTTTTTTAGACAATAGAGATATAATCGCGGCCCATTCGCTTGGCTTGCGTGCTTTGTCTTTTGAGGTCAATCCTTTACCATAAATGAACTGCGAATAACTGTCAATGATAGCCGAATTTGTAGGCGATCCGTTATAGGCGTCAATTATGACTTGATAAAACGAGTTTTTGTCTCCATTTAACACCCACTTTTTACCGCTTACCTCTTTAATCTCGGGGCGTATGTAATTCGATAGGTTTATTACTTGTAATTTTTCCATAAATTATACTTTTAAAACTCCTTTATTGAGTTCAAAATTCTCTAAGTCGGTTTGTGACGTTGCGTATGCCTTGCCTCTATAAATTAAATTGTCATCCTCGTTGATTGTAACCTCAAAAGATTGGCCTTCGGTCATGATTGGCACGCTAAAAACTAATATTAAAACGTTGTTTTGGTAGTAAACGCCAGTTACTGAAATTTCGTGAGTAATATCTTTGGTCTCGTCACGTAAAAAAAACGTGATTACGCCACTATTATAGCCTCTCGGAATGCAACGAAATTGATAAGGCGCAGTTAAATTGAATATCCACATACTATTATAACTAAAATTTGTTGTTTTGTAACAAAAAACGCCCCAATAAGGAGCGTTTTTAGAACAAAACTATGAAAGAATTAAGAAATAACGTTATCATTTACGAATGAACGCAAAGCGGTTTGCATAGTTGAATCCAAGAATGGAGACAAGTCAGATTCTTCGGCAGTTACAGTAAGTGTAAATCCATTTAAATCTGCTGCGGCTCCGCCTGTTACTTTTGTGCAGTTTGAACTTGTACCTGCGGTACGACCAACAACTACAATATTTCCGTTGTAATCTTCAACAAATACAATCGGACGGCCTGCACAAATCAATTGTACTTGAGCTTGTAAATCTGATGACATTCTTGGAAGCGTTACCGCCAAAGATTGCATATTTACAAAATTACCCGTGTCATCTGACGCGGTACCTGTTTCGGTTAAAGTGTTAACCGTTGCTTTTACTTCATATTGAAACACTTCGTCAACGCCGAGTGTTCCAAGCGATGTAACCTCTTGAGCTGATACTACAAATCCGTAGTTATCATAATTGGCGAAAAAAATATTTTTAATTCCACCGCGACCTGCTTTGCATCCAAGCAAGCGGCCAGCTGTAATTTGACATGGCATCCGTTTTTAGGTATTTAAAACCGCCCGAGTTAACGAGCGGTCTTTGTTAGTATTTAGTCGAAAGTCAAGTAAACAATTTCCTCAGCATTGTAGTATCCAACACCAACGTTGTAAACTACTTTACCGCGAACTTTACCAGTCAATAAACCGATTTCGTCTTCGTCTACTAAAGCAACTTGATTGTGGTCAGCAGTTAAACCTGTTGCAAAAACTAAGTTTTTACGCTCGTAGATAACTACGGTGTTTGCAGGCAATCCGTTTAATACGGTCAAAGTGTGACGTCCGAAAGTTAAAGCGAAGTCGTTGTTTCCGTTTCCGTAAACAATACCTTGAGTTGACAAGTAGAAAGCGTAGTACTGAGCAACGTCAGGAGATACAGCAAAAACTAATTCTTTGTTTCTCAAAGCGATTGGCACAGCAGCTAAAGCTGGTTTCAAATACTTAGCCAAAACGTTGCCTTCAGTTACGGCAGCGTCAGCAGTTGGCTTGTTTACGTCACCGTCAGCGATAAATTGAGTAATAAAACCGTCGAAGTTAGTTGATGAAGTCCAAATATCAGACTCTAATTTCTCACCGATAGCACCCAAAACCTCAGCTTGGATAGCGTCCATAATATCACTTGGAGCGGTTGGGTTAGCAGCACCTGCACCCATGATTCCATCAGACCAAGTAGCTCTAAAATCTTCTTTACAAACATCAAAATCATTTTTGAATTTGAAAGGCTCAATTAGGTTTTCGTTTAAAACGATTGTCCCAGCAGGAGCAAATCCGCAAGTATATGCAGTTGTACCGTCAGTGTATGCGATTTTACGCAAAGACAATTTGTAATTTACGTTTTCTGCGATAGTTACCGCATTTTTTTCAATAGTGTCAATCGTCTTGAACGCTTGACCAATAATCACGCCCGCATCACGGCCAGCGTAGTTAGATGATACAGTTGTAGTTGTAGCCATTTTTTAATTTAAGTTTTTAAGATTATTTTGGATTTTTTGTGATCTCGTCAATTTGACGTTTGCGTTTAAAGTTTGAGCAACTTCGGGCTTTGCTTTTGTTGATGCCTTAACCTCAACTTGAGAAGTTTTTACCTCAGCAATTTGAGCTGTTAATTCAGTTCTAACCGATTCGATTTGTTTTGCAACTTCAACGCTCATTGATGTAACGATTGATTTTACTAACTCAGCGAATTGATTTTCGCTTGTCATTTCAACGGGAGCCTCTTCAACTGGCATCTCTTCAACCATAGCGTCTTTAATTTCGGCGATCATACCTTCCTCGGTAATTACCAAAACTCGTCCGTCTTCAAGTTCGTGTTCTCCAATTGGAGCAGGAACTTTGTCTCCGTTTTCAGCAACAATAAACACAGGCACGCCAGCGTCAAATGATTCAGCCTCCAAAACGGTAACACCATCTTTTAGCATCATGGTAGCCATTGTAACTTCCACTTGCTCGGTCTCGTTCGATAATTTTATCGAGGCAAAACCGTCTTTTATCGCGTTAACGATTTCATTAATATTCATATATTCACTTTTTAAATTTACTCTCTCCATGTCAAAAACCCCATCTATTGAGAAGCCTTTAACTTTGCCTGTCTTAACGTAGTTGTTCCAAATATCCTCGTTGTTCACTTTCATTGCTGCAAACCACGTTCCCACTGGCTCGTTAAATCCGTAGTGTACCGACTTGTCGTGTACCTCATCTTCTTTTATCCAAGTCTCAACAAAAGTCACGTCCTCGATTTGTGTACCTGAATGCTCAATAGTTGAGTTGTTCTGATATCCTTGACGACTGAAATTTTGTTGCACTTGTTTTATTGTCTCCGCAGGGAATACGATATTAAATTCGTGTCCGTCCTGATTGCGATATATTGGTTGGTTTGGTATTAATACCGCACCTAATAAAATACGCTGCTCCTCGTTTATGGTTGCGAGTTGTATCTCTTTTTGTTGTGACAAAGTGATAAACTGCACCCCTATTGCGGGGTCCGATACGAGTGACACCGCGTAGACGCCATCGTTCTCCTCCTCGTTAAACATTACTTTGTAAGTGTCCATACCCTTATAACTGATTTTTAATTGTTTGTTATAAACTTTTTTTCGTTTTCAAGATTTTAACCTTGAACATTCAACCCATAGATTGAATATTTAACCCTTTTGTTAACTTTTAAATTGATATTTTACCCTCCAAGCGTTGCGCTTTGGATAATGTTACGGTCTAATCCTTGGGCCGTTGTCACATTATTCGCTACGACGTAGGCTTGCACTGGCGTTTGTTGCTGCGCACCCATTACACCCGCTAATTGATTGACACCAGTTGAGCCAACGACGTTGAATTGTGGAGCGGTTGCGCCTCCGCCGCCGCCGCCTGCACTTG